ATCTTTCCATGCCTCTTTAATTTTGTCACCATAGTTTAAAACTATAGAACAACTTAAAGGAATAGATTTTTTTAAAAATAAAATATCTTTAAAATTGTATCTATTAGGATTAATCAAACATTCTGCAATGTGTTTAACAACAAATAACTTTGCACAATCAGAAACAGATACCTCATACTTTTTACCATCTGTAAACCTTCTATGTGCAAGTTCTTCCTTTTTATTGAGAAGAAATAATTCTTCTCTATAATGTGTCCAAGTAATGTGTTCTAAAACATGTAACTCAGAATATGCCTCATTAACTAATTTAATAAGTTCTTTTTGTTCTTTATTCATAGTTCTTAGTCTCCTATTTTTGTTAATGGTTAAATATAACAAAATTAAAACAAAATTTAAACAAAATAATATATTAATTTGAGGGGATAATCTGTCGATTTCGTGGGGGTTTTTCCTCTTATTAGAGACTAAATAAGAATAAATAAAAGGTAGTTTCTTCCATTCCAAATATTACCAAAAGAGATATAAAAGAACTACAAAGGGATATAATAAAGAACTAAATAGAGATAAATATGGATATAATTATTATATCTAGGTTTTAATCATTGAGTTCATTGTTGTTGATATTGTTTGATAAAATAAATAATTTTACGTAATAGTTACTTTTAGACTTAAAAAACCTTAAGAAAATACTATTTTTTAATAAAAACCTAATAAAATAGGGGGGTCTTTCGTCTTGTTCCGATAATAAATGTTATGCAACAAATATATATCTCCCCTACCCTACTGAACTATTGTTGATAAATAAGGCCAACCCCCATAGCTTTTCACGTTAACGTTAACTATCACACTTCAACTCAAAACCAATCTTCTACGAATTTAAGCACTAGCACTTGATAGAGGGTTCTGAATAGAGGGGGTAGTAATTCTCTATGGTTTTTGGTATATATGCTCTGTATGGTCTTTAAAACGGATTTTTAGGGGTATTTTGAAACGATATAACAGTCACCAGGTCTTTAACTGGAATCACGAAGAACAAGTGAAGTACAGAAGATGTCATATTTGCGATAAATATGGTAGTTTCGGTATGAATACCAAAGGAGCATACTATTTTGTATGTGGAAAACATTATGAAAAAGAAACAAGTAAAAAAACAAGTAAAGAAAACAATTACGAACTATTTTGAGGATTTAGCTCAATATAAACCTGTCTCTGACACCAAAGGTAAAGGTCAAGTAAAAGGTAGAGATATAGAACGAATACAAGATTATTTAGAAAATAAAAGTTGAATTTTTTAAAACAAGAGGGATAATACTAATATGAACGTATTATCTTTATTCGATGGAATGTCATGTGGGCAGATAGCTCTCAATAGACTCGGTATCAAATATAATAACTATTATGCTGCCGAGATAGACAAATATGCCATTGAGGTCACCAAAAAGAACTTTCCTAACACAATCCATTTAGGAGATGTGACTAAGGTTAAAGCAGCAGATTTAGAACCCATTGATTTATTGATGGGAGGTTCTCCTTGTCAAGGATTTAGTTTCGCTGGAAAACAACTGAATTTTGATGATCCAAGAAGTGCCTTATTCTTTGAATTTGTCCGTTTACTGAAAGAATGTAAACCTCAGTATTTCTTACTCGAGAATGTAAGAATGAAAAAGATTTATCAAGACGTGATTACCGAACATTTAGGAGTAGAACCGATTATGATTAATAGTTCTCTTCTATCGGCACAAAATAGACTTCGATTATATTGGACTAATATACCGGGGGTAGGTCAACCTCAAGATAAAGGATTAGTTCTAAAAGACATAGTGCAAACAGAACACCAGGAGCAAACAGTCAAAGACACAGAAAGAAATAGAAGGCACTACAAAGAAGTAGATGAAAAATCTCTTTGTATGACTTCTACAATGTATAAAGGAGCTGGGAATAACGGAATGACTTTAGTTCCAATTAAGAACCCAGAAAGAGTTCAAGAAAAGACGAATTATTGGCAAATGGATGTAAGTGGTAAAGGGTATGGATCACAACAAGATCGTATTCGTAAACAAGAAAAACCATCTAACTCTCTTGCTGCTGGTTCTGCATCAATACCGAAAGTTATGTGTGGTGCATTTAGAGGAAGATATAACGAAGAAGGTAAAACAGAACAACAATTAGAAATTAGAAAAGACGAAAAAACTAATTCAATTACGACAGTTCAAAAAGACAACGTAGTTACGAAAGACAGAATGTACTATCGTAAGTTAACACCGATTGAGTGTGAACGATTACAAACTGTACCAAATAATTACACACAAGGAGTTTCTAACACTCAACGATATAAGATGTTGGGTAACGGATGGACAGTTGATGTTATTGTCCATATTTTAAAAAATATTAATGAAAAAAATAGTAATACCTTACAAGCCTCGTGAACTGCAACAACAAATTCATAAAGGGATGCAACGATTTAATGTGTTGGTCTGTCATCGAAGATTTGGGAAGACAGTTCTCACAGTTAATGAAATTATAAAGAAGTGCCTTCAAAACACACTTCCTAGACCTCGATACTACTATATAGCACCGACCTACAGTATGGCGAAAAGAATAGCTTGGGATTATCTCAAGTATTATACTTCTGTGCTGCCTAATATGGAGTATCACGAGACAGAACTACGTGCTGACTTCCCCAATGGGGGAAGAATCCAGTTACTCGGTTGTGAAAGACCAAATACCCTTAAAGGACTTTATATTGATGGTGTGATCCTTGATGAGGTAGCTCAAATGCCTCCTAAAATCTGGACTGAAGTGATTAGACCTGCTTTATCAGATCGTGAAGGTTGGATGATAGCTATTGGAACTCCAACAGGGCATAATGCTTTTTATAATTTATACGATCATGGTAAACATACAGAAGGTTGGTTCACAGGATTATATAAAGCCTCTGAGACAAACATTATTAAAAAAGAAGAATTAGAAGAAGCAAAGAAGATGATGCCTCCTGAGATATACGAGGCAGAATATGAATGTAGTTTTGAATCTAATGCTATTGGTGCAATCTATTCTCAAGGATTAGCTAAATGTGATAGTGAAAGTAGAGTAACGAAGATACCTTATGATGCTACTATCCCGGTTGATACCTTTTGGGATTTAGGAATGGCTGATAAAACAGCAATTTGGTTCGTTCAACAAAAAGGCCACGCTATTCATGTGATAGACTATTTTGAAGATAGTGGAGAAAGTTTAGAATATTATGCAACAATTCTTCGTGACAGGGGTTACAACTACGATACTCATTATTTTCCTCACGATGCCTCTGTAAGAGAGCTTGGAACAGGTAAATCAAGATTAGAAATAGCTCAGTCACTTGGACTGACAACTTCTGTAGTACCTCGAATGTCTGTAGAAGACGGAATTAATGCAGTACGTATGGTATTATCTAGGTGTTACTTTAATTACGAAACGACAAAAGATGGATTAGATGCCTTGAGACAATATCGATGGGCAACAAATGATAAAGGTGAAACGAAGAACAGACCAAAACACGATTGGACATCTCACGCAGCAGATGCTTTTCGTTATATGGCAGTCGGTTTAAACGAGACAAAACAATGGAGCAGAAAGATCGAATATAATCAAATAGGAATAGTTTAATGGATGATTTTAAATTAAAGGCCATGATCTCCCAAGAGATCGATAACTCTTTGGGTTACTATGGTGGCAAACTTACAGAACAAAGAAGAAAATTTTTAGAATACTACTTAGGAGAACCTTATGGTAACGAGGTAGAAGGTAGATCTCAAGTTACTTCTCAAGATACTTTAGAAGTTGTAGAAAGTGTACTTCCTTCTTTAATGAGAATTTTTACTGCGGGTGAATCTATTGTCGAGTTTACACCTGTTGGCCCTGAAGATATCGAGACTGCTGAACAAGCAACTGATTATTGTAATCATATCTTGATGAAAGATAACCCCGGTTTTATGACTTTGCACACTTGGTTCAAAGATGCGTTAATTCAAAAGAATGGTTTTATTAAAGTATTTTGGAATGAAGCTATTGAAGAGAAAAAAGAAACTTATGAAAATTTAACAGAGATTGAATACCAATCACTTCTTGCTAATGATGAAGTAGAGTTAATTTCTAAAACAGAAAACATCATGGAAGAAGAAGTTATGGATGAGATGGGTAACCCCCAAATATCTCAAAAAGTATTTTACGATTGTGAAGTAAAACGTAAAAAGACTGTTGGTAAAGTTCAAATTGAGAATGTTCCCCCGGAAGAGATGTTAATCTCGAGAGAAGCCAAAGATTTACAAACAGCAGATTTCATTGCACATCGAGTGACCAAGACTAGATCACAGTTAGTGAGAGAAGGTTTTGATCGTGACATTGTGATGGGCTTACCTGCTTTTGATGAACAAGTTTATAACGAAGAAAAAACTTCAAGAAGGATTTATGACGATCAAGCTCCTTATGAACAAAGTAGTGCCGATCCTACAATGGAAGAAGTACAAGTTACTGAGTGTTATATGAGAGTGGACTCTGATGATGACGGAGTAGCAGAGTTAAGAAAGATTACAGTGGCTGGTCAAGGTTATGAGATTTTAGATAACGAAGAAATCGATCACATCCCTTTTGCGACTCTAACTCCTATCCCAATGCCACACAGATTTTTTGGTTTGGCTATTACAGATCTAACAGCAGATTTACAGTTAATTAAAACCACAGTGTTAAGACAAACACTCGACAATATGTACTTACAAAACAATGCACGTACTATTGTGACTGATGGACAAGTGAACTTAGATGATTTACTAACCTCAAGACCGGGTGGTATTGTTCGTGTGAAATCACCTAATGCAGTTCAACCTTTCCCTACTCCTAACTTTTTAAACCAAGGTTTAGGAATGATGGAGAAAGTCGATCAGATTAAAGAACAACGCACTGGTGTTAGTAGAACACAAATGGGTGCAGATCCCGACTTAATTCAAAAGTCACATACCACTGCTGCTTCAACAAGAGCGTTAATGAACGCTGCAACACAACGTATTGAAATGATTGCACGTGTCTTTGCAGAGACGGGTGTGAAAGATATGTTTAAACTTATCTATGCTAACGTAGTCAAGTATCAAGATGCTGCACGTATTGTAAGACTCAGAGGAAAGTATATTCCTGTTGATCCTCGTTCATGGGTATCCAACATGGACTTAACGATTACTGTAGGATTAGGTAATGCAGATCCTGAACAACGATATGCTGCTCTAGCACAAATATTAGCTATCCAAGAAAAATTAATTCAAGCGGGGGGAATGGGTACACTTGTTGATCAAAATAAAATCTACAATACCATTTCAAAGATTGTCGAAGTAGCGGGTTATAAATCACCTGAACAATTCTTCATCAATCCAGAAAACGCACCACCAAGACCACCACAACCAAAACAAGAACAGAATCCTTTAGTGGGTGTGGCGATGCAAGAACTTGAACTAGAACGTCAAAAAGCAATGGCGGATATTCAGTTACAACAACAAAAACTAGAAGCTGACATCGCTTTAAGAAAAGAAAAGATGATGGCTGACTTAGAGAAAGAAAGAATTAAAAACGAAGGTGACATACAAGAAGCCTTAATTAAGAGAGGAATGAGATGATAGGAAACGATCCTAGATACCAAGCAATAATTGACCAATACACAAAGGGTGCGTATAATGCTCCTTATCAATCAATGGACTATGCACCTAGCCCTTACTACAACCCTATTTATGATATTCGATCAGAACAAATTGTTGCTGGTGAATTACCTGAAGGTGCAAGATTTCCTAAACCTCAATTAGATACAACTCCTATTGAAACCCCTACTGAAGAAACATTTGATCCTTGTCCTCCAGGTTATCAATTAATTGATGGTGTCTGTCAACCTGATACTATGTTTGAACAAACTACTGATAGAGATGGAGGTGGTAATGTTCAAGGCCCTAAAATTTCACCTGAAGGTTTAATTGAAGGATATGAAAAAGTATTGTCACCAGGAATGGGTGCTATAAACTCTATGCAAATGATGGAATTAGAAAAAAGATTTGGCCCAGAAATGGCTCAACAAATGGGTTTATTAAATCAAAAATATCGTAGTAGAGGAGTTCAATATAATCCAACTACAGGAAAGTTTGTAGCTATGTCTCCTACACTAGGGCAACTAGGTGGAGATATTGCTGGTGGATTTGGTAATATGTTTGGTGCTTTTGGAGATGCTGCACAACAATATTTAGCAAGTGGAGGTATGTTAGGTGCATTAGCTAATCTATTCACACCTCAACCACCTACTGTTACTACTGGTGGTAGTTCTGATATTACTGTTACAGAACCAACCGCACCTGTTATACCTATTAAAGAAGAATCTTTACCTCCTATTATACCTACAGGAACACCTACAGGAATAAACAGACCGGGTTATTCTACTCCTAAAAAAACAAAAAGAGTTGCACCTAAAAAAGTAAAAATTAGTGCTCCATCATTTTCTGGTATGGGATATACTAGAGGAAGGTAATGGATTTAAACAAACAAATTTCTAGAGGACAAAAAGCTAAAGAGCTATTAGAAGAACCTCTATTACAAGATTCCTTGAAAGCAATCAGGAATAAACTTGACACTGAATGGAAGAACTCACCCCTGAGAGACGTTGAAGGTCGTGAAAAAATATTCTTTCTAGTCAAGGCTATCGATGAGTTAGAAGCAATGTTAATTTCAGAATTAGAAACTGGAAAACTAGCTTCTGAACAACTCAATCAACAATCATAAAAGAAAGGTAAATATACCATGTCAGATAATCCCAATGGGGAATCTACACCGATTTACAATACTGTAGATCAAGCACAATCTGCATTTGCTAACTTGTTAAACGCCACAGACGAGAGCCAAGAGCAGACAACAGAACCAGTCGAAGCAACACAAGACGAACCTCAAGAGGTTACCGAGAGTGAAGTAGAAACTGAGGAAGTTGAAGAACAAAGTCAATCCGAAGATCTAACTGATGAGGTTAGTGAAGAGGCACAAGAAGAGGAAGCCACTTATGAATTAAAAGTAAATGGCAAACCTGTTGAAGTTACCCTCGATGAACTAATGTCTGGTTATCAACGAGATTCAGACTATCGAAGAAAGACGATGGAACTAGCTGATGAAAGACGAATCTTAGAAGATGAAGTCAATAAAGCTAAAACAGAGTCCGATGCGGTGGCAAAATTACGACAAGACTATGCGACACGTCTTAGTGAGATTGAAAACTCAATGAAACCTGATGCGAACATTGATTGGGCAAAGTTATATGAAACTGATCCCGATGAATATCATCGCAAAAAGATTGAAGTTGAAAATAAATCCAAAGCGTTAGAAACCATTAAAGGAGAACGTCAACGTGCTTTAGAAGAGCAACAGCAAGAGCAGACCAAAGTATTCAATCAATACTTGGAACAACAAAAAAAACTCCTTGCTGATAAAGAGCCCGAGTATGTTGATCCTGTTAAAGGAGAAGGCTTACGCAAAGACTTAACTAGTTATCTTAAAAATGAAGGCTACTCAGATCAAGAGTTGAACATGATGGTAGATCATCGATCATTCGTGATTGCCAAAAAAGCGATGCTTTATGATAAGATGATGAACTCTAAAGTCTCTGCAAAGAAATCCAAAACAGTACCTAAGATGGTTCGTAGTGGAACACAAAAAACAATCAACAAAGATAGTCAACAGTCGAAGTCGTTAAAATCTCGCTTAAAACAAACAGGATCTATGAAGGATGCTGCTAATGTTTTAAAGCAATTCTTATAACAACTAACGAAAGGACTAAATAATGGCTGTACCTACAAATACAGTATCCGCTCATAACAGAGTTGGCATAAGAGAAGATCTAGAGGACGTAATTTATTCAATTTCTCCAACAGAAACTCCTTTTATGACTAACATTGCTAAAGGAACAGCGGATCAAGTAAAACACGAATGGCAGACAGATGCACTAGCTTCTGCTTCCACATCAAACGCTCAAGTCGAAGGTGACGATGTCGCTTCTTTTGACTCAAGAGCAGCAACAACTAGACTACAAAACTACTGTCAAATTTCAAGAAAGACTGTAGTTGTATCTGGTACTAACAGTGCTGTTAACTCAGCAGGTCGAAATGACGAACTAGCATACCAACTAGCAAAAATGGGTAAAGAGTTAAAGAGAGACATGGAGTCAATCTTACTTAATAACCAAGCTGCTGCTGCTGGTACTGGTTCTACTGCAAGAACTCTTGCTGGTTTACCTTCATGGTTAACTAACGCAGTACGTTCAGCTGGAACATCAACTGCTGGAGCAGATCCTACAGGTGATGGTTCAGATACTGCTACTGACTCTGACCTATTGGTTGCTTTCTCAGAAGATAACTTAAAAGCAGTTATCCTAGAGTGTTACCAAGATGGTGGCGATCCTGATATGATTATGGTTGGCCCATTCAATAAGCAAAAATTCTCAGGCTTCACAGGAAGTGCTACTAAGTACAAGAATGTTGAAGACAGAACTATTGTTGCTACTGCTGATATCTATGTATCAGACTTTGGTGAGTTAAGTGTAGTGCCTAACAGATTCCAAAGAGAAAGAGATGCGTTTGTATTGCAATCCGACATGTTCGAATGTGCTTTCCTTCGCCCTTTCCAGACCAAAGACTTAGCATCTTCTGGTGATAACGATAAGAGACTACTCTTAGCTGAGTACACTCTTGTTGCTAGAAACGCTGACTCTTCTGGACTTGTAGCTGACTGTACAACTTCATAAGGTATATAGTATAATCAAAGGGTAGGGGGATTTTCCCCCACCCTACTAAAAACAAAGGAGTAATAAATGAAAGTATTTGATAAAGGTGCATCTTACACAAAAGGTTCTAAGAAATCTGCTGTAATGCAAGATGGCCCTCATACTGGTGGTAAAGCAAAGATCAGTAAAAGAAACACAGTAAAGGCAAACAAAATGATGATCACAAAAGGTAATCAAAAAGATGCTATCCAAGATATGATCAACAAAGCAATCAATGGCTAAAAAATTAAAACTATCTAATCCTGGTGATGTTATTGAAAGTAACTTCTATATTGATGAAGCTGCTGATAAATATTACATCGAAGATAAAATTGATGCAAAACCGATTATAGATCGTAATAAGGAATTACAAAAACACGATATTAATAAAAACAAAGATTTTAAGTATGTCGCTAGTATTCCTTTAACAGTATTTTATAATATGCAGAAACAAGGGATTATTTCTAAGACAGGTAAAGTACAAGATAGAGTTGCTTTTTCTAGATTCTTAAATGATCCAGATAATAAATATTTAAAGGTAACAGATAAACAAATCTAATGGCATTAACAACATTCAGTCAACTTAAAACAAGTATTGCAAATTATTTAAATCGTTCTGACTTAACAGGAGTCATTCCAGATTTTATTACTTTAGCAGAGTCTAAATTAAATAGAAACTTACGATTAAGAAAGATGCAAACCACTACAACTTTAACTACTGTAAGTGGCACAGCTACGATTGATCTACCTACAGACTTCTTAGAGGTTGTCCAGTTATATGTTGACGGAAATCCTAATGTTGTTTTAGATTATGTAAATCCTAATGAGATTGAATTAAACAATGTAACTGATAGTTCAGGTACTCCACAACTCTATACTATTATTGGAGATACAATTAAACTTGCTCCTATTCCTGATTCTACTTACAGTGTTAAAATTACTTACTTTAAAAAAATAACCGCTTTATCTGATTCCAACACAAGTAATTTCTTATTAACACACTATCCTCAAATTTATTTATATGGTTCTCTTGTTGAGGCACAACCTTATATTATGAATGATGAAAGATTAGTGACTTGGTTAACTCTTTATAACGAAGCAGTAAACGTAGCTAATCAAGATGATGAAAAAGGAAGATATGCTGG